CTATATGCTTTGAGTTTTAGTTTATAGTCATTATAGACTTTGAATCTGATCTTATCTTGGACGGTACCACGTTGTGTATGTAAATCATAGACAGTATAATATTTTTTTGCGAAATTGGTTACAAACCAGTCGACAATACGTAATGATATTTTGGTTTCACCATTGATTATAGACATCATTTTGTTGAGGGTTGCATGATTGTTGTAAAAATCCATGAGATTTTTCATTAATAAATCGTTTTGTGTATTGAGATTTGATGCACAATATAATGACATTTAGTGTTTTGATTTATTTTATATAGACTAGTATGTTTGTTTTGTTTATGCGGTTTTTTCGTAAAATATATAATTAGGATTTTACGAAATACATTGTAATTTACTACCTAGACTCCTATAATAATAACCATTATAGGATACCTCTTTGTCTAGTGCTTTGGCTAAGGTCTTATCGCTCATTTGTAGGGATTTTATACAATCATATTTACAAACAAATTCTCTTATTAGATTGTTTTGACCATCATATTGACCTACGCCATCTTTGTATAATATTGGGTCTTGTACACTGAATTCGGTTTTGAGATCATCCTCGCATTTGTCATACAACATATAATAGTGACCATTTGTAATAGTACCATTTTTCACTGGATTGTCTAGGGCTGAACTGGATTGATAGTTATTTTTTATAGCAGCGGTTTTCCTATCTAAATAAATATTCAATATTTGTGTTTTTGATGCATTTAGTTTTGCTATATATCCTAACGATTGCACTTTTGTTGTTTTGGTTGGTTGTAAATTGGTTATTATGTTCGGATCGATTTCTCTTTCTACATATGCCCATCGATAACCATTATATACTATGTTCTCATGGATTGCTTTTTCGATACTAGGTCTCTTGTTTTTTGAATCCTCTCTCATGCATTCACTAACTGTTTCATATACTTTTATCAGTTGTAATGTTTCTGGATTTATTTTTTGTAGTCTTGGTCCAAGAGTTGGTCTGGGTGCTTCAAACCCTGTTGTTACTTTTGTTTGTGATGCGGACAATTTTTCAAGGATCTCTTTGTTGGTTTTTTCCAGACTTGCTATTTTGTCTAATAATAATGTTTGGTTGTCTAGTAGTTGCTGAATGATATTGTCGTTTGTTGATTGATTTAATGTATTTTGTATAGGGAGCGGTGTTTGATTGGACAACATGGATTTTATTGAATCTAATTCATTGATTATTATAGTGTAATCGATATCGTTGAATTGATTAATATTTTTTTTGATAACATTCAAAATCATTCCATATGACAGTTCTTTACCTACCAAGAACAATTCACGTTCTCTTTCATGTCCTTCTAGGTTTATTACTTGGTTCAAACGAATGTCTTTATGATTATGTAAAAAACGTTCGAAATCTCTACTGCGTTTTACTAAAAAACAATCCAATAATACAGCTTCTTCGTAATTTGATTTATGTTCATTGAAACGTCCTTCGATTCCTCTTCTACTTTCTCCTATTTTTATTATGTATTCGCCATTTTCATAGGATTTTACGCGTAAAATATATACCATTGCTCCTGCAGTAGCGAATTCTCTTAGAAGGATTTTGTGTTTTTCGACGGATTTTTCCTTCTTGAGATTTTCTATTATTGATAAATTTTGATTCTGTTTTGCTGTAAATTCATTTTTTACTTCTTCAAGTTGTAGTTTCAATTCGTTTGTTTCTTCGTTTATAACTTCATGTAGTGTTTCTTCTAATTTTATGTAATATTCGTGAATTTTATCTGCTTTTTTTGTGTCGGCTTTTAAACAAAATCTTTTGAAAGCATTTATAGTAAGCATAAAAGTTTCTTTGTTATGTCCACCATGCTGTTTTTTATCTGGATCTTGCTGCTCCGCACGAAGGACCAGTATTTTATAGTCAGTATTTAATATAAAATTATTTTGTAGTAACAATTTTGCTTTATGTTTTTTTGAAAAACCCAACCACTCCCATACATTATCTAAGTCAATTACTAATTCGGTTTTTGAATCAAAATTCAGATAAGAATAAAAACTTGCAACAAATAATTTTTGTTCATCAGTATTGAAATTACGTGTTATTTTATTAAGCAACCTACTTTGGTAAACATTTGATAACCTTGTTATTGGGTTATTTTCGATCAATTCAACGATATCTAATTTTGTCATCTCTGACATAAATTAATTTAATGTTATTTCTTTATATTGTTTTAATTGAAATTGTTTTCCGGAAAACAATTTCAAAATATTATAATAAATAAAATTTCTGTGTTCATCTTGCTCAACCTCAAGGTTAAGCAAGATTTTGACTGAATCAACATAAAATATAATATAAAATAGAACAATTGTATATGTTTCATCTTGCTTAACCTTGAGGTTGAGCAAGATTTTGTCTGAATCAACATAAAATATAATATAAAATAGAACAATTGTATATGTTTCATCTTGCTTAACCTTGAGGTTGAGCAAGATTTTGTCTGAATCAACATAAAATATAATATAAAATAGAACAAATATATTGTTTTATTATTGCTCGCTACTGAGGAAGAGCAAGATTACAATGCATTATGCTGTGTATTTATTTTCCTCATGAACAATCCGGACTAAGCTTATTATTAATATAAAAATCGCTATTTTATATTAATTTTTTATTGTTTTTTAGTTATTTTAATTCTAATCAAACGACTTTATCGTTTAATTACTTTTAATTGGAATATGCGACTCCAGCCATGCCACTCATGACACGAAGAACGTTGTAGTTGACAGCATAAACTCTGACCTTGGCAGTGGCAGTTCCACCAACAGTTCCTGCTGAAAGAACAAGTTGAAGAACGGCGTTATCAATACGGGAGAAGTTGCACGACCCGCTTGGTTGATGCTCTTCCGGTCTCAGGGCGAATGAGTAAACATTGATACCAGCATCAGGTGCGCGGGTGTGGTGTTGGAATGGTTGGACAACATCGAAGTAGTTACCTTCACGCTCAGAGAATCTGTCTTGGCCGTTAAGTTGAAGCTTAGCGGTGACGACTGGGTTCTCACCCCAACAGTGCATGTCAAGGGCGGTCTCAGAAAGAACGAATGTTCCAGCATCAGAGACAAGGGAACCTTTGTTATCTGTTGCATGATTGAATGGAATGTATGCAGTAGGAACTTCTCCCATTCCATCAAGAGCACCTGGCATTTCAAAAAGACCAGATGAGTTGATGTAACTAGTAGGAGTAAGGGAGGTTTCACTTTGTCCACCGAAAGCAGCAATGGATGGAGGAAGAGCATCAATGGCATCAGTGTAGTTGAATGGTTGAGCACCAAGAGTTCTGAAAAGAGTAGTAGAAGAATCTAATGATGCGCAGTAATCAACGTTGGCATCAGGTTGAACAACCCAGATAAGCTCCTTGCAAGGATGGTTGAAGTTAAGCTTGATCTTGTTGGATGATGAACCGACTGATTCGTCACCAGTGAATTGAAGTTGTTCAATAAGGTATTCGTGTGGGTTTTGTGCCATCTTTCTACGCTCATCAGTATCAAGGAAGATATAGTCGACGTAAAGGGAAGCAGCAACAAGGGATTGTTGGTAGGCTTGGGTGACTGATTGAGTTCCAGAGGTGGCCATTAAATCACCGACAGCCCATAGACATTCACCAATTGGTCTGAAATCGATGTTGATCTTGACTTCGTGGTATTGAAGAGCAATTAAAGGAAGAGCAAGTCCAGGATTTCTGCAAAACCAGAATAAAAGAGGAATGTAAAGGGTGGTTTCTGGAAGAGCATTTCTTGGAGCACAAACTTGGGCTGGTCCACCAGCAGCAGCACATGGGCCTGAAACGTTGGCGAAATCAGGATCAATCATGTAGGTTAGTTGAGTGGTGTTACCAATCATCTTGAAGTATCCACGTTGTTGTTCAGCGGACATGGTAAGTTGATTCCAGATGTGCATCCAGTCACCATATTGACGATCAATTCTTTGACCACCAATCTCAACTTCAACTTGAGCGATGATTTGTT